AAGATATTGGTAAAGATACATCTAGTTCATTTATCGATACTATGAATATCTGTAATGGGTATCTGGATAGTATTGGTGGTGACTATGATGGTGATATGGTAACCATCAAGGGGGTATACACTGATGAGGCTAATGCTGAGCTTAAAAAGCAATTAGCTAGCAATATCCACTTTATTAACTTAGGTGGTAACCCAGTTATCTCCACATCTAAAGAATCTATCCAAGCATTATATGCTATGACTTTAACATTACCTGAAACTAAATTAAGTCCAGTGAAATTTTAACAAAAAGAATTCCCCTATAGAGTTGAACTCTATAGGGGATATGTCTTAGAATTTAATCACGTTAGTATAGTTTACTTTATCTTTTTCAAATTTAGTAATACCAATAGATTCTAATGGGAAGTTTTTCAAGTTATCATTGATGATATCACTATAGTCAACGAACTTCAATACCCATTTAGGAACTTCCGCATCAATAGGAATTGAGATACTAGTAATCTCACCTTTATAATCGTTTTGATTTTCATCTAAGAACTTCTTAATTTTTTCATATAACTCTGGATCAGAATCCATTAAAGGTAATAGAGTTGTATTATTGATTGTAACCTTAACGATATCAACTGCATTACGAATAGTTAAATCAATAGCCTCAGTACCTTCATCTCTTAATGCATTATAAACCAATGCGCCTTTAATACCTTGGATACGCATTGGGTTATCATAGTTAGCATAAGACTTAATTTGAGCTGGCTTATAATATTCTTTTTCACCAGATTCAATGGAGTTTCTAATATCATACTCTACACGAGCTAATGATTGTAATACATCCATTTGGTTTACTTCTTCTACATTAAGAATCTTCTTAAATAGAATATCTTTCAAAGCATTACGAGTTTTCTCTTTCAATGTAGACTTATTTATAGGTAAGCCTTTAACATCAAGCATCTTAGATGGTGGTACTAAGTTACCTTCTTGAAGTTCTTGCTTAGATGCATAGTTTTTCTTACCACCAGTCAATAAAGCTCTACCAAATAAGAATTCATTCTTCATTGCAATTAAACATTCTTTGAATTCAGACTTAGTATTATAATTCTCTGCAACTAAATCAAAGTGCTCACGTAATAATCTACCTGCAATGTATGATAAGATATTGATAATACTGAAACGTAATGGTTCTTTATTACTAGAAGTAGCCACATTAATCATCTTAGTTTCAATCTCACCAGTTGAGAAATTATAAACTCTATCTTCTTCCATTGCAGGTTCTACTTCAGGAAGATTCATAAGTTTAATATTAGATTTATCTACTGGTCCTAGAACGTCTCTAAGAACGAATGTATACCACCCATTGAAACATGGCATGGTAGAATCTGTATCTGTGATGATACTAATATCACGTTTCATTGTAGCAGAACGATCAATCTTATCTACTACAATATATCGCATGTAACACCATTCTTTAAGGACTTCAAACATGTGGTCTAAATTATCCTTAATGATTTCTGGTGGTTTGTTAGGATCTACGAATGCTTCATCTAGTTTAGATAAAGTCATTACAATATAATCCTTCATGTATTTATTATCACAAAATTGTAAGCAGTTATTCTTATAGAATAACTTATTCAAAGTCTCTTGAGATAAATTAATCAATAAGCTCCAGATAATATTCATAGCTTTATTGATTGCTTCATCATCAAAGTAATCTCTATCGAATGTATCTATAATCTTATAGAATACATCTTCAACCGCTACATTCTCATCTAATACTAAAGATGATGGATAGATAGATTTTTCAGAATCTACACGATTAATGAATGTAATTGCTTCATCAATAGAATGGAATTTTACATTATTTGTAAAGAAGCTTTCAAAGAAAGTAATAGCATGACTAATCAAAGCACGACCAGTCCTAGTAATACCAGTTGCAACGTATAGATTATACAATGCACTACTATAGTTACCAATTACACCATACAATGCATTATTATCACGCTTAGCCAACATTTGAAGCATATTATATTTATTGAACTTCTCTGAACCTTTCTCATATTTAAACATTTCTTTCTTAAACTTAGAACGGTTATCAGTAAAGGAAGTAATCAATTTATACATAGGAGTTAACTCTTTTATATATTGTTTGAATAAGCAGCCATTAGCTACCATGATAGGAGTCTTTTCATAAATATAATTACTAATACCAGCTACATCTGTTTCAGCTGTTTCTTCAGTATAGTTATTATGTAATAAACATTCACGTTTCTTATATGCATTAGATAGAATAATATCTAATGCTGTATCTACTTCACCCTCAGTTAGAGTTGGGAAGTTAATCATTAAGTTTTGTTTAGCTTGCTCTCTATACTTAGAGATTGCTATAATTTTATCAAGTTCATCATAGTTAGTCATATTCAAATTCCTCCTAACTGGATGTCCTAGGCACTTTTATTTGCTAATATCAGCTTATATGAATAACATTAAGTTAATAAAACGTAATTTTCGTTTTTAAATATATTTAAATAAAAATAATCTCCAAGGAGGACGAAAACATGTTTTTCAACGAAAACGATCGACAAGATGTTCTTGGTGAAGATCTTGCCAACCCTAATGCTTTACTTGAAGCTATGATTTATGCTGAGGCTTCTAAATTGCCTCAAGACGAACGTATTGCATTCGCAGAATCCGAAGAAGCTCAATTATTGGTAGAAAAATCCGTATTGAATAAAAAGACTTTGGTTCGCTTAAGCAAAAATGACGACTTGGCTCGCCGTGTAAAAATGGCTGCATTCCAAATCGCTAAACAAAAGAAAGATCCACTCTGGACTAAATTGGTTAAAAACCGTGTTATCGAACGTGCTTTGATCAAAAAGATCGTTCAAAAATACAATAACCAAGCAGTTCGTGTAGCTCGCAAATCTCAAGTTGAGTACATCAAAACTGCTAAAACTTCTAAACATTTACCAACTCCAAAAAAATAATAAAACCACTCGGTATAGGGTCTTAAAGATCCTATACCGGTTTTATTTCTTACAGTGAATTTTACATATGAATATATATTATAGTAGTAGAATAATATAGATGTAATTCATTAAGGAGGTTCCTAAATGTTTGATACAATTATCAACTATGAGAATTACTGGATTTATACCGAGTTTATTAAAAACAAAGGAGAAATGACACTTGATGTAAACCAACAAATTAAGAAAGAGAATTGGTCTAACCATTTCGAAGCTATTCATTGTATATTACGAGATGGTATAGACGATCCTAGCCTATTTAAGGCTAAGATCAATTTAATTATTGGCAGTCATGAATTTGGTCTAACTATTCATGATTATTGGTTGAATCTAATCTTATGGTCTCTTATTATTAAGAGTGACTGTGAGATTGAACCAAAGCATATCTTCCTTAAACGGGAAGTTACAGCTAAAGATATTAAGAAGTATATTGATAAATTCTTTATTGAAGTTCATGTAGAAGATATCGACTTCTTAACTAAGAATAATATGATTGCAGATGCATTATATCATATCGCTAAAGTTGATGAGTTTGCTGATCTATTTGTAAATAGCATTAACTTACAAGATGATGTATTAATGATGAATGCTATCCCAGAATACTATAATCTATTACATCCTGACATGAGTAAAGTAGACTTACAGAAAGCTAATGATTATGGTATGGAATGTATTGGTAAAGTACGTGATTATGTCTTAAAATCTAAAGACATCTTAGGGTATGATCATATCTATACAAATGCATTTAGAGCTAATGAAAGTATTAATATTCGTCAGCTTAAAGAATATGCAATCTCCATTGGTACTAAACCAGATGGTAACGGTAGTGTATTCCCACACGTTATTGCCAACAGTTATATCAACGGCGGTGTAACAGATTTGATGGATTACTTTATTGAATCCTCCGCAGGTCGTACTGCTCAAATCATTTCCAAAATTAATGTAGGTTCTTCTGGTGCTATGGCACGTAAGATTGGTTTAAACAACCAAGGCACACGTTTGCATCCAGATCCACATTTCAAATGCTCTTCTCGTAACTTTATTAGATATGATATTAAAGATGCGAAAGAGCTTAGTCTAATGATTGGTAAGTATTACAGATTTGATCAAGTAAAAGACTTTGACTTAGGTCCTATTACTGAATCTGATACTCACTTAATTGGTAAAACTATTTATACTAGAAGTCCTATTACTTGTCAGTCTCATTCTGAAGGCGAAGGAATTTGTAGATATTGCTATGGAGACTTATACTTTATCAATAAGGATATTGATGTAGGTAAGTATCCATCTGAAGATATCACTGCTAGTACAACTCAGTTACAGTTGTCTGCTAAACATGTATTGGTAACAGATATTCCTGATATTGAATTACCAATTAAGTTTGTAGAGAACTTCGTTCGTTCTGCAGAAACTATCTCATTAATTGAAGATCGTAATTATAATGATATCTATTTAAGATTCCATATTGATGAGATCTTTAAAGATAATGAAGATGATGTAGATGATACAACTAATACTGTATTAGAGTATAATGATTATGTGAATAAGTTCACTATTATTGATCGTAAAGAAGAATATCCAATCGAAATCGATAAGATTGATAAATTCTATCTCTCTGAGTCATTAGTTAGATTGACTAATATGAAACGTTATCAAACTGATGAAGGCGAAATCAATATTCCAATTAGCATATTAGCTAAAGAAGAAGATCAAACTATCTTCTATACTCCTATAGTAAATAATGAGTTCTCTAAGACTCTAAACCGTATTAAAGATATATTGGATAAGGCTGCAGTTACTACATCCTTTACTAAAGATGATTTAGCACAAGAGTTTATGAGAGCATTATTGAATGGTGGTATGTCTAAGCATACAGTTCATACTGAAACAATCTTGTCTAATCAAATTAGAAGTGCATATAATATCTTTGATAAACCTAACTGGAATAACGTAAATGAACCTTATGTATTACTTCCACTTACTAAAGCATTATATGAAAATCCTTCTATTACTAAGACATTAGACTTCCAAAATTTGGCTAGTATCTTGAAGAATCCATCTTCATATAATAAGACAGCACCATCTACTATAGATTACTTCTTCCAAGAACAGCCACAATTATTTATGAATCAACCAAGCTTAACTAATAAGGATATCCGAAATGAACGTAAGCTTACTGATGCATTGGTGAATGAGGAGATTTAATATGAATAGTCAGATTATGGATATTGTAAGTATACATGTAAAAATGTGCGCTGAGATATCTAAGATAAAGAGTAAACTTACAAAAGATCATACAATTAAAACAAATAAACGTATGGTTGCACCTAGAGAGTCTATATATGAGATTCATATTACAAATAATGACACCAATATATCTTGGAGTCACACTATGTGTTATTTGTTTAATGATATTTTTAATAATGGATATAAGCCTATTAAGATTAGTAATGAATACACTTTAGGAAACTTTATGTCCGATATTGGTAAGCTAGAGAAAACCTTAAATAATATACTTAATAGAGGTTATTTTGGTAAATATACTATCATTGATGATGCTGATATATTTACTACTATAAGGAATGCACGTAATTATGCTCATCTATTAGCTCAATATTTTATTGAATATGTAAAAGATTATAGTGTGAGTGAAGAAGATGAATAAGATAATCTTACGTAATTCATCTATAGTGATTACTGATTACAGTCTAGGAGATGCTCCTAGACTGGAATCTTATTTTACTATATTTGATAGAATTACTTTCACTAGAAGTTATAAAGGGATGTCATATGATGAAGCAAATAGGCTTCTCTATCTCCCTAGGGGTTTAGACTTATACTTCGTTAAGAAATTCTTTGAAGGTGAAGAACCAGTTAAAGAATATAATAGCGATCCATATTTCGAAACTCCACCTATAAAGATTAAATATCTTCCTAGAGATGAAGTACAACAAGAAGCATTACACTTCATTCTAGGCAAAGGACAATATTACTCTAATCAGAATAATAGTCAGCTATCTATAAATCTACCAACTGGTAAAGGTAAGACATATGTAACTATAGCATCTTTAATGTATTGGAAAGCTAGAACTATAGTTATTGCATCTACTACAGGTTGGTTAGATCAATGGAGAAATTGTGTTGGTGAATATACAGATCTAGATCCATCTAGAGAAGTATTAGTAATCAATGGTTCAGTTGGTATACATAAGATTCTTAATGGTATCACTGATGTATCTAAATATAAAGTATTCTTAGTTACTCATTCCACATTACAGAACTTTGGTACTAATAGTGGATGGAATATGATTGGTGAACTATTCAAGAAACTACAAGTATTCCTAAAGGTTTATGATGAAGCACATCTAAACTTTGATAATATCTGTATGATTGACTTCTATACTAATACTAAGAAGACATTATATCTTACTGCAACACCCGGTAGATCTGATGAGACAGAAAACTTTATCTATAGATTATACTTTAAGAATATTCCTAGTATAAATCTATTTGATGAAGATAATGATCCTCATACGTCTTATCTTGCATTAAGATTTAATAGTAGACCATCACCACAGGATATAAGTGAATGCTCTAATAACGTATATGGTCTAAATAGAAATGCTTATACAAATTATATAGTTTGTAATAATCAATTCTATGATATGATGTATATCGTTATGGATAAGATCATGAAGATTGGTGGTAAAGTACTCGTATATATTGGTACTATATCAGCTATAGATATCGTTAAAGCTTGGATTGAGGAGAACTACCCTGAATTCAAAGATGATATCGGTGTGTATACTTCAGCTATTCCTAAAGAGATTAAACAAGAGCAACTTAGGAAAACTATTATACTTTCAACAACTAAATCAGCTGGTGCTGCATTAGACATCAGAGATTTAAAAGCTACTATTATCTTGGCTGAACCATTTAAGTCAGAGATATTAGCTAAACAAACTTTAGGTCGAACTCGTAATCCTAACACGGAATGCATTGAAGTGGTAGATGATGGGTTTAGATCTATATCAAGATTTTATAATGCTAAGAAACCTATCTTTAGTAAGTATGCTACTGAATGTAGAGAGATTAAGATTAGTCTTAATACTCTACAGGAGAAAGCTGACGACTTATTTAAGATTAGAGAATCTGTTAAAAAGCAATATGATGCTGGATACTCTGTAATAGAATACTCAAAGGATGGATATAAAGATGGAGACACCTAGTATCGATTAAAGGAGAGAATAATGAATAATAGACCGAGAAATAAAGCCAAAGCTAATTTAATAACTAGTATTAGTACTTTAGAAAGATTAGAATCTGCAAATAATGCAGCATTAGAAAAACTTAAATTAATTGGTATAAATCTACCTAAGGAATTACTAGAAGACCCTAAAATAGAATCTTTATTAGGTGATAATCATGAATGTTAGAACTCGACAAAAATGTAGACTTCTTAGGAGATATTATGATCTCTTCATTCTACATATATTTAATAGTATAACTGAAGAAGATAAAGAGTATATTCGTAAACGTATAAGGGAGGCTATGAATAATCATGAAAGCTGAAGAGAAAATACTTAAGTTTAAAAAACCTGGTGTATTAGAAGTAGCTTCATTGCTTTGTAATGTATTACCATCAGTAAGACAATATAAAGCTTTATACTACATACTTAAGTATGCTAAATATGCAAGCAAATAGTTAAATAACCATATATTATTAAGGTGATAGATCTTGATGATCTATCACCTATTTATTTTATTCCATAGTTTATATTACAAAGGAGACACATATTATGGAAAACTTTTTAGCAAAAGAAATTGGTACATTAATCGGTAAACATTTTGGATTTGTTGATAATATTGATCTAGATAAAGATCCTATTATTACATCTAATAATATTATTGATATCCCACCGGTAGAAGAAATCGGTATGCAAAATGTAGAAATTATTGATTCTGCAGAAGAAGCAATTCAGCAACCTTTAGCGAATACAGATTCTTCAATCGCAGTTAACTTCTCTCAAATGATTAATAAACCAGAAGAAGTAAAAACAGAATTGGTGTCTACACCAGATAATGGTGAGGCTAAAGTAAATGTAGTATTCCCTAAGAATGAACACATCTTAGGAAACTATGTAGATTATGAATCTTTCAATAAGATTAAAGAGTCTAATACTGATAAGATTGTCCGTGCAGTACGTTTATTGAACTACAAAATGGCTGATCAAAATGCAGCTATGAAATTCGGTCAATTCGTATCCGAATTCAACTATGAATGTGATCCAAACAAACGTCTACGTTATGAATTGATTCGTCATCAAGGACGTGAAAAGGATCTAGTAGTACGTTTATCTACAGTGATCAATGGAACTACTAAGTATTATGTGGATATCTATCCTGATTTGAATAAGATTGATATTGATCATCACCTAATCAGTTCTGCTAGAAAATAATAAAATTCCCCTAGGAGTCCAATCTCCTAGGGGTTTTATTTTTTTAAGATAGCCGTTACAAATCACTAATAGATTGGGGTGAATATATTGGCTAACTTTGAAAACTATACTAAAGTAGTCGAACAAATCTTTGAACTAAATTATCAACTGACATTAAAAATGGAGGTTACGTTTAATAATATAATTAAGAGAATCAATACTGAGATTAAGGAGAACTTTCATACTGAATATGTAGTTGGAGCTAATAAGCTTACAACTAATCTTAGATACAAATATAGAATGAGATTATCCCCTAGAGGTGAAACTGTAGGAGTAATCATTGACTGGGATAACTATGATGATTTATGTAATATTATAGATGAAGCGATAGATATCTGTGATCCTAACAATAAGACATCACCATTTAAACGGATATATTCAACAGCTGGAGATCTATTAGATATTAAGTGTGATAGTCTTAAAGTTCGATATTTACATCTCGATGATAGATTTGGTAATAGATTAGATCTAATGCCATTTGTATTAATAGATGATCATAATGGTACATTAACAGAAGCAATGAAGTTTAGATTCAATAATGATCTAATATTCGATGTACCAGTATCTCGTCTTAAGGGATTTAGAAGATTCCTTATGACATATAATCCATTATTACATGCTGGGTCTATGGCTAGATATATGGCTATAACTCCATTGCTTGGTAATAATAGACAGAATATGATGAGGTCTTAATATGGATATTAAAAGGGCTAGAGAATTAATAAGACAATCTAATATTAGTTATACTTCATATAGAATTAATCCAGATGGGTCAATTAAGACAGAATATCAAATAACTAATAAGGATTATGAAGATATGCTTCTTAATACTTTATTTGTATTAAAACCCTATAGAGGAAGATAAGGAATAGAGAAGGAGTTTCAAACTCCTTCTCATATTTATTTTTTATACAGTATACATGATTGGTTGATTAGTATTAGCTGGGTTGACATAGTTGTCTCTTAAGAACTCAATGATCTCCATTCGTCTTTGAGCTTGAGATTCTAATGAAGATAATTTCAAGTCAATATTAGCATATACTGTTTCGATACCATCATAGTGTTTAAGATATTCGAATAAGTAAGTAGCTACATCAGCTTGAGCTAACTGTTCGAATGTCTCCATCTTAGTTGGTTCAATAGTCATTAAGTTTTCTGGATGCTTAACAAATACGCCAATATATACATTAGACAATAGATTATCAGTATTACCACCGACAGCCATTTCAAGTTTAACCATATTAGGTGGAATGAAATCTAGATAGATGCCACTATTAAATAATGAACTCATATCTGCATAACTTTGAGCAAGCATGATACTATCTGTATCCATAGATCTTGCTAATACATTATAGATACCATAACCAGAATACTGTTGTAAACCAGCAGTCTCATTATTAGTATCAGACCATAAGATATCTTTTACACCAAGAATCTCATAATTATCTGGTACTTGACGATCTAATAGATAATAGCCATCTTTCTTATCCTCTGGTTTAAGTTGGACTTTAATCATATGAGGAAAGAAACGACTAAATGTAGTCAATGTATCTGGTTTGATTACTTTATCAGCCCAGTGTTCTTTTTGGAGTTCTTCAGGTAAGTTCAAAGGAGCTGTACCTAAACGTCTCTCTATTTTATTTACAACGTCTGTCATTCTATTAAACATAATTTCAGACTCCTTTTTAAAAAGTACATTTTATTGATATATTATTATGTTGAGGAGGAAAGATATGAACAGATTTGACATAATAGAACTAGCTCAAGAAACTCTTATATTTGTTTATAATACATTTAACGGAAAGGTAAATACATTAGATCCTTACACTAGATTAAACTTCGTTGCAGGATACTTAGATACTAAAACTAATATTGCTAGAACTACACCATATGGATGTATCTATATAAGCTTAGAAGCATTTGCTGATACAGTAGAAGCTCATAAGTTTATTGATACAGATCAAATTAGAAACTTGGCATTAGAGATTATTATCCATGAATTAACTCACGTAGACCAATTGATTGATTATAAGTATATCAAATTCAACAATGGCTATAGAGATGAAATCGAACTCCAATGTGTTAAACAATCTTGTCAATGGATATTAGATAATATCCAATACATTAGATCCTTTGGGTTAGTTGTAATCCCAGAAGTATATCAAGCTAGATTGGCTAACTTAACTAATGTAGTATATACTCCTAAATATCCAATGGCTATAGCTATGGGTAAATTAGAGTATATGCTAGGTAAAAAGTTTAGAGAGTTTAGCAATAACAATATTGAGATTGAATACGTTGATAGATTGAAGACTCATTATACTTTTATGGTATGTGAGAATAGAATCTATATCAATTCTGCAAATCTTAATGATCTAGGTGAACGTCTATTAAATGATAAACAATATACTGTTGAGTATTTAGAATACGGTGATTCTAAATTAGTGATAAAAATTACCCAAGGAGCTTAGACTCCTTGGGTTGTTTTATTTTTTTCTTAATATTGCTTTTTAGCCCATTCCATGATTTCATCTTTGATGTATTTTTCAGGAGACATAATCAAAGATGCACCACTTTCATCGAATAAACGTACATCACCGTTTTCTAATACAGTCATACCACGTTTATTGAATTCCATTACATCAGAAATTAGATCTACATTTGCAGACTCAGATTGAATATAACTAATTACTGCAGGGTTATTAATTGGAATAATACGACCTTCATAACCTTCTTGAACTACAACTTCATTGTTGTCTTCCATACTAGCAGATTCTTTAATTAGACCTGTAGTGTATGCACGTTTATGGGAAGGATATATTACACGGTCCCAAGTAATAATCTTTAAATTTTTTACATAGTTCTTACCACCAACGTTTTCTAATGCACCTAATGCACGAAGACTGAAGCTTGGTAATTCACCATCTAATAAATCTTCATTGAAGTCACGACCAGCTTGGTTATTTGTACCAGTGAAACGACCAAGAACTAAGTTACCTTCAACTTTAATATCAAGATATTTAACTACTACCATACTAGGATCAATTGTAGATTGGCGTTCAACTTTGTCACTCATAGGGTGACCTTGTTCACCTTTCATATTACCAGTACGTAGTAATTCTTTTGTACGTTCACACATAATTTGTGCTTTTAAATCAGCAGTTGCATAACAACGGCGGTTACGATTAATTACATCACCATCCTGAAGGATACCTTCAGCAACAGGTTTGTTGTTGATACTTTCAACGAGTCGAGATTCACCAACCGTCATTGGAGCTTCATGTATAATAAATGGAATATTCATTTTACCCTCCAAGATTAAATAATTTAGTATTACATTTATGTTAATTGACCCCAGTTTTAGCTGAATACAATGTTTAATATCTGAACTTATTAATAATAAATATAAGTCTTAAAAAGGAGAATGCGTAAATGATTACGAATATTAGAAAACGGCAACTCGAATTGACTAAGATGCGTAAGACATCAGATAATTATGCTGGTCTTTATAACATCGTATCCGAGAACCACAATATGACTCAGGCTGAGACGGTATTCAAAAACATATTGGAGTTAGATTCTAATATTGATACTGCGATCATGAAATCTGTAGACTTATTATTGGAATTATACAAATACAATGATCCAGTAGTAGTCAACAAGCATCGTCAAAAGGTATTAGAATCCATTACTAAAGTACGTGATGCTAACCAATTTAAGAACTATCTTCAACGTAAGATGGCTCTCCATAAGGGTAGAGTAAAAAACAAAGTATCTAATGTAGTAGATAAAGTCCATAATGATATTAAAAATGGAGCTAAGACAGTAGCTAGTAATATTGCATCAGCTGTACCAGGTAGTTCTGGTGATGGTGGAGAACAAGCTGCACATGAAACTTTAAATATGATGTATAAGGCTGCATGTGAAAATGTAACCTATGATCGTATTATTAAAAACTATGAAAAGATTGGTAGACGTTTTGATTTCGATAAGATCGTTATTGAACGAGTATTTACTAAGAATGATGCAGTTAGAGAAGCTGCAAGAATCTGTAAGCTAATTGATACTTACAATATGTCTAGCATTAATAAGTTCAAAGTAGCTACAGAAAACTATCTCTTTGTATTAAGTAAGAATGCATGTCCATATGATACAGTAGATATCGTAGAAGCAGTTGCAGATTACTTCTTACTAAATAGTGATGATAAAGAATTATATACTGTAGCATTAGAATCTACATTAAACGATATGTCAAACTATAATCCATTTGGCTCTAGTGATATTGCTAAGATTGTAGATAAGATTAATAAACCAAAAGAAACTGATCTTGATGAAGTTATTGATTTCAGAGATGGTAAGATGGAAGCATATATTGCTAAATTCAAATTCGATCCAACTCATGAAAACTTTGTAACTCTTATTGAAACTATTCCAAATAATATAGGTATTGATACATATATCAATAATATGGATATGATCTTCGATACTTTGAATATGTTAAATATTGATACTACAGCTTATTATACTACGTTGGTTAAGTATAATGAAGCATTACTTTCTTGCTGTACTATGAAGATGAAACCTTTATTGATTAAGTCTTTACTTACTACATATGAAAAGTATGCTAATAAGATTGATAAAGATGTTGTAGCTAGAATGAGACTCTTAGTAGATAATATTGATGAGTCTATTGAAGAAAGTCTTATTACTTTACCTACAAAGATTGATATGCTTTTAGAGACTTTAGAATCTTTATCTGAAAAGGATGCTAATAGTCTTATTAAAGAATCCTTTGATAGATTTTCTTTAGATGATATCGATGGTATCACTCAATTAACTAAACTAGATCCATCTGTAATCAAACCAACTGAATATCAAACTGTATTGAAGGATACTCTTAAAACAGCTAGACGTAAACGATATAAGACATTCGAAGATTATGAAAAGATCGATTGCATTAAGGATAATCTAAATAAACTTAAAGATATCGATGACTCTTCTGATGAAGATATGTCTTTAGATGAAGCTATCATTTCTACTAAAGTAAAAGAAGCTTGTGTAAATTCTTTATATGACTTTACTAAATATCCTACTACTCTTAAAGAGATGAATATTGCTAATACTATTGCTATGGCTTCTGAGAAAGTTAAAGCTAAACTTAGTGATGTATCTTCAGATGTATCTAATCTAAGCCGACAATTTGATGCTCAATTGGATCAACTTAAAGGTGTAGTTAATACTAAAGACTTAGAGTCTGAAAATAGAGAGGCTGTTATTGCTGGTAATATCTTACCTAAAGCAAGCCGTATTGTTAAACTAGCTATTACTGCTGGTGTAGGTTACTTTATTAACCCAGCCATTTCAGTAATTGTAGTTCTAGGTTACTTAGGTATGTCTTTAGATGCTCAATCTAAAGAACGTCGTAAAGTTCTAGAAGAAATTGAATTAGAATTAGAAATGACTAATCGTTATCTAAAGAAAGCTGAAGATGATGGTAGTCTTGAAAAACAAAGAGAGCTTCTTAAAATCAAGAAAAAACTCGAAAGTCAAAAAGCTAGACTCATGTATAATATGGCATTTAAACATGGTGAAGCCTTACCTGGTAAAAATAAGGACGATGATTAATAAGGAGATATATTATGGGTCTTAATGATTTCTTAGATCAGCTTAAAGAGCAAGCCATTTATATGGAAGCTGATGATGATAAGAAGAAAAAGAAAGATGATAAAAAAGAAGAGGATAAGAAAGAAGAAACTCCACCTCCTGCAGGGGATGGTGGAGATCCTCTTCAATCTGATACAGATGATAATGCAGATGATGCTCCTGAAGATTTAGGTGCAGGCGATCCTGATGCGGATGGTGATGGTACTGATGAAGAACCTGATGATCTAAGTGGTGGTGATGATCCTGCAGATGATGAACCAGGTGATGATGACGATGAGCAACCTGAAGAACCTGATATGGATGCTGATGATGAAGGTGAAGATACAGGTGATGACGATCCATTAGCTGATGACTCTGAAGGTGAAGATGATGAACCTGAAGATTTAGAAGATGGAGCTCCTGATGAAGATGGTGATGATACCACCGATGAACCTGATGCTGGTGACGATACTGATGATGGTGATATGGAACCTGATGATTTAGGTGATGATGGTGGAGATTCCGATGATCCAGATGCCGGTGGCGATGATGGTGATATGGAACCTGATGATCTAGGTGATGATGGTGGAGACGGCGGTGAAGGTGGAGATGATACACCTGACGCTGGAGACTCTTCTGATGGTGGAGATGCATCTGGTGGTTCTGATGGTGGTGAAGAAGGAGATATCAAAGGTTTAGAAAATGAAATCTTTGAAGATCTTACTGATGAACAAAAAGCCATTCGTACTAAAGAATTGAAAGATAGATTCATTGAGTTATATAACGTAACCTTAGCTTTCAAAGAGAAAGTAGATTATGTTAAAAAGAACTCTGATAATATGAAGATCATTACTAAGGTATCTAAATCTCTAGATAAGTTATCTGACATGATATCTTACTATATCACAAAGACATTCAATACTAAGTCTTATATTGAAAACAAATCTGACTTCTATTATTGTCTTTGGGTTTTAGATAGATTGAATGAATTAATGGGTACTTTAGCACCTAAAGAACCTATTAAAAAGTAAACTGTATACTCTTGCGCAGTATAACAATATAGTAAATATTTTGGTGTCCCTATAGATGCCTGATATAATCAAAATACAAAAAATACATTTATAATCTCGAAAGGAGAAAGATTATGCCAGTTGTAGGTGAATCTAAACAAGACAACGTAGTATTTGGTCGTGGCTATAACACTTCCAGTACTCGTCAATATGCTTCTGCTATTCGTGAAATGGCAGAAAATATCCGTCAAGAGACAGGTGCTGAATTCTATACAGAAATGAGCCGTGTAATGATGTCTCCTGAATCCAATGAAACTATGCGTGATTTCTTCGTATCTGAATCCGCTGATATGGAAGAATTCCAAGCCCTTGGCAACCCAGGTGGTTATCAAGACCATATGGCTATGATGGAAGCTCAATACGAAAATGACCGTTCCAAATTATTGGAAAGTGCAACTCTTGGTGCATACAACCCAGTTATGGGCTTAGTATTCCCATTGCACAAAAACCTTTTGATGAACAACGTATTCGATAAAGGTGCTATCAACAAAGCTGTTGCTAAAACTCCTAAATTCACATTGACTATGAAGATCCGCAAAATGGTTACTCCAGATGGTCGTGAAATCGATATGTTCACTCAACAAAATGAAATGTTTGGTGCTATTCTTGCGACAGCTCCAACTCATAACTTGTTGGTAACTCTTCCTTTGGCCCCAACTGACACAACTGCTCAAGATAAAATCCGTAAAGCAGTATTTGGTCCTCAAGGTTTGATCCAAAACATCGATAACTTCTCTATCGAATCCGCAGTAACTCATATCGTAGTTAATGCTATTCCAAAAGCTGGTTACATGAAACCTAATGCTACTGGTGATGCTGTTGAACCTGTAACAGCTGCTGAAATTGCTGCTGCTACTCCTATCGACGTTGCAGTACCTATTCAAGAATGCCGCTTCGAACCAGGCTATGGCGAAATCGACCGTCAAATGATGACTGCTTTCTCCGTAACTGTTGAACAAACTGCAGGTACTCCTAAAACTATCTCTGGTCATTTAGCTGGTTTCTTCAAAAATAACCAATTCATGTTGTACTGCTCCGACACTACAATTCAAAAAGTAGTATTAGCAGTTCGTCGTGAAACAACTTCCGCTATGCACAACACAGTAAGCGTTAAATGGGATTCCCAAACAAACATCGTTGAAATTCCTGATGCTTACCCAATCAATACTACAATCAGCCCTGAAGAAGTAAAAGATATTCAAGCTCTTTATAATGAAGATCAATTGACTAATATCCTTTCCTTGTTCAAAACAGCTCTTGGTAACTTCAAAGATGACAAAATCCATGCTGAATTGGATGAATCCTTCTTACGTATGCCAGAAGCTAACCGTTTAGCTGAAGTATTTGACTTCGCTCCACCAGAAGGTTATGCATTGGATCAAGTAGAATACCGTCACAAAACATTCATGGATGCTTTGGACAACTACGCTCAATATATGATCCAAGTATTGAATGACCCTAACATTACTATTTCTGTAATTGGTAACCCTGCGATCATTCGCAAAATCACACCAACTACTTACACTTACCAAGCTCCAAGTTCCATTGGTCCTGTAGAATTAGACTTCACTCGTACAGTTGTAACTTCCGACAAACGTGTTTACAACTTCGTAAGCTCTGATAAACTACGCAACAACCAAAACTTGATCATCTTGTTAAACCCTCGTAATTCTGATCGCATTATCTATTGCATCTATGATTACCAATTGTACTTATCCAATGAAATCCGTAATGCTCAAAACCCTGCATTGCCTGCAGTACATGCATTCGAACGTTTCAAATTGGTAGGTTATCAACCAGTACAAGGTCGTGTAAAAATCATCAACCCAACAGGTCTTCGTACACGTTATGAAAACACTGATCCTATCGGACGTAACTTGATGAATGATTACACTACATTCATTCCTGATACTATGACAGCTTCTGGTACAGCTGGCGGTTACCCTAACGCATCTGCTTACACTAAAGTAAATGACGCTAAAGGTGACGTTACTGCTCCAGAAAAAGTTGAATATGTAA